ACCTTATTGAAACAAACCAGATATTAGTAAAGTCTGATCTGGAGGAGAACACAGAGTTTCGGATTAAATGGCCGCGTGGGGAACTTGGCAGTCTGCCAGCGGATAGCGAACAGTTCATGCTGATAGAGCATCTGTCCAAGGAGTTTGAAAAACTCGCAACCAATATCGAAGAAGGACGTGCGCCATTTGATCAGCAGCAGGCCCTGACTCTGCAATTTTACGAGAAGCGCATCGCCGTGCTGGAGCGTAAACTCGAAGAAGTTAAAGATCAGATTTCAGAAATCAAGGCCAACGGGGGAAAGCACTGATGGTGGAAACCTTGTTTATCCTCATACTGTATATGAAGGGTGTGCCGCTCGAATACATGGGCCATCACGATGTCCGTGGACAGTGGCAGGAGATGGGTATGGCTGGGTGCCTGTCGGTAAAGAGAACACTGAAGCGTAATGGATGGCGCGACACGGACGGCTCCGGGGCTAGATATTCCTGCGAACGCCGTAAGGTTTATGTGGAGACCGGATCAGACGGACGCCACAGGGTGATGAAGATTATCGAATAGTCAGGCTGTGCGGCTGGCAAGTGTTTCACGCTTAACGCCGCCCTTGTCTATTCGCAGAGTTTGATTGCGATTCTCCAGGCCGACATAACTGACGTGAACCCACCCGCTTGACGGTTCGCCGTTGTAGAACTCAAGGATCAGTTGATCGAAATCAAGCTCTTCCGCAATCCAGTAATACAGGACGAGATTATCTATACCGGGGATCTCTATATCAGCAGCTTCACCTTTAGCGTGTTGGCTGCTGTCCCTGCTGCCTATTGCCCTATTGACGGGCAATGCCCTGAATCCTGAGTTGATAACGACAGGCTTGGCCCAGTGAATCCGTACAGGCTCAAGGACGTTTTCACATAGCGCCAGCAGGCTTTCCATTTCATCGGTGTCAGGTGTGTTATCAAGGCCCAGACGCAGGGCTGTCTGGCTTTTCACCATCTCGTCCAATGTAAAATGAGGCGTCAATTTCACGGCGTCACCATTTCCTGCAACTCCAGTACCTCGCCGTCAACTTGGACGGTGGCGCGGTATCGCACTTGTGTCGTGCGCGGAACGACTTTCTGCGCTTTGGATTGTTCTTCTTAATCGTCATGTTGGGATCACCAAACCGAATCAACTTAATCTGGTTGCCCTTTTTGGCAAGCACGGCAAACTTCTTGGACTTTCCCGGTGTCCGCTTGGGCTTGTTGTACCCGGAAAACCGTTCGCCCGCCCGCTCCACGCTCATGTCATGCGCCTTTTTCTGGGCTTTTTCTTTGCCGTTTTAGCTGCCGCACGAAACGCTGCATCCGTTGGCGCACCAGGAGCGCCCTTTTTCCGCATCGGCTTTCCGCTTTTTCGCTTTGCGTGAATGTTCGCGTACAAACCTCTAGCCATTCTTACTTCCTATTGCTGCGCGAGCCTTACCCATCGCCCTGTTCCCGAACCAGAAGGACATAATAGCTGCAAACAGAGCTTGTGTTTCGGCATCCCACGCAACGTCCAGAGCGGTTGTCCAGTCGATTCCTTGGTTGCCTATCAGGGAATAGATCATACCGGCCTTGACGCTGAGAAACGCCAGCATGAATAGGTATGTAATGACAGGCCGGACGCTGGCCTGTAGCCCGACTACCCACCCGCCTCGTTGCGCTAACGCCGTATCGTGTGCGTAAAGGCTTTTAGTTTCGGCAATGTCAGCTTCAGCGTCGAGTTCCTTGAGCTTCAGTTCTGAAAGCTGGGCGGCATACTGGGCCTTGGCTTCCAGCATCGCCAGTTCCTGTTTGTTGGCTTGGTTTTGTTTGAAATAGCCAAGAACTTCGGGAATGATAGAAGTCCCGAATCCAAGAACGCTGCCTAATAATGTGAGGATTACTTAACCTTCTTGCGCGAGACGGCGGCGTCAGCGCCAAAGAACGCCATAATCACACCGGCCAGAGACAGATAGATCATTTCCGCTGCGGGTATCTGTGCGGCTCGTTCAGGCCAGATAAATGAAGCGATAATTGTCACCAGCATTGCCGTCATCGCAATGTACGCCAGTCTGCGTCTGTTCTGCTGCCATGCGAGTTTGTCGGGAACGCCTATATCGTCATCCATGTGTCACCGTGGTCCCTTCTGTGGCCCGCACCGTTTACACGACTTGGGGTTTTTAAGTCTGCCACCACACTTTTTGCACGTTTTAGTCATGCTCTGTTTGCTCTCATCCGCCGTAAGGTTCCAGCAAGACGCGCACGTTGCTTTGTCTTGGGACTGAATTTTGATCCGGGAGACAGAACCTTCTTGGCGAACTGGTTTGTCGTCAGGTTCTTGCCCTTGTGGGTGCGGTTGTAACGATCACGCTGTGCCGTAAAAGCTCCCGGCTTTTTAATCGCGCCCTTAATCCAGTTTTTGCCACCCGCCATCAGAACGATCCTAGCTGTGAAAACAGACTGCCGGGGCCTGTTATGCCATTGGACTCGCCAAAGGCCGCTGCTGCCTCGTTAATGTTGGTATGGTTGCCGTCTGCGCCGTCCCATGCGACTTCATCCCACGCTGCCATATCCCAAGTCGCCCCCAGAGAGCCGTTGAAATATTTAAGCATCCGCTCATTGAGCGTTCCAGTGATCCCGTGGACATCGCACATCGCCAGCCAGTCGCCGTCTACCGTAAGGGCGCTCCCCGCTGCCGCACGGCAAGTAGCTTGACGCGCACCCTGGTTCGTTGTCATGGCGTAAACGTCCCCATCGAACTGAAGTTATCCGCGCTCTGGTTTGCCGCCAGAGCCTGCATGGCGTCATTCAGATTGGTGTGGCTGGTGGACAGCTTCGTGTTGATGTAGCTCAACAGGCGTTCGTTGTACGTCCCAGCCGGTGCGCTGCGTGTCGTGAAAAGCGCCACCCAGTCTTCGTCGTAGGTGCCTGTTGTGCTGGTGACGCCCCGAACAGCGGCCTGACGGGCTTCCTGATTTGTCGCCATGTTACGCCTTTCGGAGTTTCATCCCAAAAGTACCGCGCTTATCAGCGCCGCGCTTTACGCGCCAGCCTTCGGAGCGGAACCCCAGCTCGTTACCGGCGGTAATGTCGAGGCCACCGGGATAGTATCCTTTCTTCTGGATGCCTTTATACGCACCCATCTGTCTGCGTGTCATAGGGCCGGGAAACCCTTTCTTCTTACTTGTTGACATCTTTTATCTCCTGTTCTGCGAGAATAATGTTCATCGAAAAGCTGCGCCTCTCGCCGGACGATTTGAACGGGTACACAGTATGCGGCAGATCAGCAGGAAAAATAAAGAAATCTCCAACCTTGGGCCGCACCATGAACGTCGAACGGTTCAGAAACGTAGGACTACCGTGCAGAAATTCGATATGCCCCGCTGCCGGATAGTGATCCCTGTCGTCCTCGTCCCACTCGTTATGGATATCTTCGGGCATCTGGAGATAGCCGACACACGATAGCTCTGCGTTGGTGTGAAGGTGGACAGGATTGAAGTCAGCCGCCTTCTGCTGGACGTACCACGCGCTCTGGATCGTCACCATCGGCTTGATGTTTTCGGGGAGTGGCTTGCAATGCCGCTCTGCGTAGTTGTCTACATATCGGAAGGCAACATCAGTGAAATACCTAGCGTGAGGCTGTAGAACTTCTGTGGGAATAAGATGTTCCTTATCCACCTTCCCTACCAGCTTGTCGCTCCAGTCAGGGCCTTTTGTGCCCGCATCTATATCTGCGTTAAAGGCGTCGATAATGTCCTGTGGTATCGTTGAGTGGCCGATAGCTGGGCCGAACGGGCGCATACAGATCACTTCATCGTGGTAGCGGCCTACCGCCTCGCCTGTCTCATGGTAAATAAGATGCTCAAGAGAAATCATAAATCACCATTTTTGCCTATATTCCGTAATTCTTCTTCTAGCTCATCCCGACGTTCTGCCCTTGTTCTCGGCCTGTCAAGCGCAGGGCCTATTTTCCAGATCGTCCGCGCTACGGCGTCATGCTCAAGCAGCGATTGATCCAGCAGCCTTACCCTGTCTATCAGGCGAATAATAAGCTGCTTTGTTTCCAGCAGTTCCGCCCGCGTATCGCGTATCTCCTCATCGATGTTCGCCAGCCCCTTGTCCAGTTGGCTGTTGAAGTCTGTTGAAAACTTTACCAGCACCCAGCGGACGATCCACCACAGCATGTAGCCGGACACAGCCCCCACGAGAACTGGTATTCCAACGGTTTCCAGCAGTTTTATGAACTGGGATACGCTCATTCATTATTTTACCAGCAGCGACACGAGTAAAAGGATCGACGCTGCTCCACTGCTAATCACAAGCGTTTCCAGCCGCTTGAGCCTTGCATTCTGTGACTTGGACTCTGAACTACAGACAGCCAGGTGTTCGCGGACATCCACCAGCAACTCATCGATTCTATGGTGGGCAGATGCCACCGTGCGTCGATCCTTATCCATTCTTAACTTGGCAATACCGGCCAGTCGATGGAATTAGGATCGTCATTGTTTGCGGGAACATCGCGCAAAGCCTGCCGATACGCTGTCATTTCTGATGACATCGGGACATCTGACAGCGCGTAGAAATCTGTTTTTGCGAGGCGTCTATCGCGTTCAGCACGCACATCTTCCCATCTCGTTGTCTCCGTAAATGCCTCAATCTCAACGCCGCTCTCAATGATAACATCCCAGAGTGTGCCATCGACGGCACCAAACCACTGGACGCCATCAATTGTCGCATCCCAGTTGGTGTGATCAGGATTTATGTATTTTGCGTTTTCAACGGCCATCGCTATATCCCCGCATCAATAAATATGTAAGCGGCATCGCTCCCGTCTCGGTTAATCCGTATGGCCTCATCCTGCGTGAATGCGGTTCCTCCATACGAAAGGCTCATCCGCACGTTCGTAAGTCCCGGCTCATTCCACGACACGGAAGTCCCGTCCTGACTGCCGCCGCTACCGTAGGCTGAAAGCTGGAAGGTGCCAGCGGCAGAGCCTGTGATAGCGGGGGTTGCCCGCTTTTCTTCGTATGTGACGCTCGTCTGAGCAGCGTTCGTGCCACTTCCAGCACCAAATGCAACTACCTGAGAACCGGATGTCTGATACGTCAGCAGTTCCGCGTAGAATTTGCAAACCTGCAACTCTTCTTGATAGGAACGCGGGATATAGGGGGTGGCGATCTGTCCCGGCTGAAGTTTCACGTTAGTAATGCCGACGTAGTTATTTGTTGCGTCTGCGAAATTCGAAGACGCAGAAGTGATGTAATCAGTGTACGAGGTATTTGCCCAAGCATTCGCTGTCCCGACAGAGCCAGAACCAGCGGTGAGGTTAAAATTAAAATACAGTTTTGCACTTGTCGAAGCCGACCAGTTCGCGGCGGTGTCTTGAGGAATGACAATCGACACGCGCTCCCATGTGTCAGCCGCTGCCACCGAAACATCGTTGACGTACTCCCGGGCTGTGCTATCCCCAGTGAAACAGTTGACACCCATCTTGACGGGAAACGACTCTGAACTTCCGCCGTCGAGATGAACGATGATGTCGAAAGAAATCACCATATTTTCAACAAATTTATCGGTGCCAAGAAATCCAGCGCCGACTAGATTATTCCCGGTTATATTGTGTCGAATCATAAGCTGATCGTTTGCGTCGGGGCTGGCGTTGGCCGTTGTACACAGGAGCTTCGCCCATTTCTGGCGTCCATCCACTCCTCCAGAGCTTTCAACAGAATATGTGAACCGCGCCGATGGACTGCCAGAC